TATTTATTTTTACAAAAGCACCTTCAAACCTTGCAAGATCTGTTTTCTTTGTATCAATAAATACAGGACCACGAAACTGTTGTAGTACCTGCTCTACCAGTTCGTAACTAATACAGCCTTTGTTGTAGTCTGATATTACTACTGCGTCATAGATTGCGGGTATACCGACTACTAATTCTATAGGCCCGCCTTTAGCATCTTGATCTAGGCGCATAATTTGTTGGTTACTACGCGAATCTATGAATCTTGTTTTTGTGCCGCCTTCTAAAGTAAGTAAGCTAACATCACAACCTAATATTTTTAAGTTCTCTTCTACGTTGCCTGCCATACCACGACGATTTTCTTCGTATTTAGGCACAAAAATTGGTACAGGCGCTTCAGGGCTTAATCGGTCAACAGTGCCGTATACATATTTATCTGTGCAAGTGTCGCCTAGCAATAAAATTTTCCAGGACTTGGGTACTTGAGAAAGGTGTTGTTCTAGTATAGAATCTAAGTTGTTTAGCATATTCCGAACCAATTACGGTTTTATCTTGGTAGTCTGACCCAACAACCATTATGTCAGGTCTTAATATTTTTACAGTTTGTGTTAATTCTTGGTCAGTATCAAAAACTATTACTTCATCAACCGCTTTTAGGTTTTCTAATAGTTTTTGTCTATGATATTGTGGGTTAAAAGGTCTGTCCAACCCCTTTTTGCTGGCGACTCGGCTATCCGAATCAATTGCAACCAGTAAAAAGTCACCTAGACTTTTTGCGTAGTTCAGCAAGTCTAGGTGGCCTGGATGTAAGACGTCAAAAGTGCCGTTTACAAAGATTTTCATTATTGTTTAATTTTTACAGTGATTAGCTTATTATACTCTGGTAAGTATAAATAGTCAATACCAGTTTTACTTAAGGTCCACAGCGCATCCTCAAGAGTTTCTACTAAAGGCTCTCCTCCTAAATTAAAACTAGTATTAAAGATAATAGGTACACCTGTTTTTTCTTTAAAAGCTTTAATTACATCGTAGTAGTGTGGGTTCTCTTCTCGCTTAACAGTTTGAATACGGCAAGTTCCGTCTACATGAATAATTGCTGGAATTTTTTCTTCAACACCAGGCTGACAGTTAACAGCATACATCATATGCGGACTGCTTGGCATACCACGAAGATCAAACCACTCGTGTGCATCTTCTTCTAAAATAGAACCAGCAAAAGGTCTAAAATATTCACGATGTTTAATTTCGTTAACAAAATCTTTGCCGTCTACAAAAGTAGGGTCAAACATTAGTGAACGATTACCAAGTGCGCGGGGTCCATTTTCTGAGCGGCCCTGGAACATTGCAACAATATTCTTTTGTGTCATCAACTCAACAACTTCTTCTTTAGTAGCTGTTTTAACTTCTGCTTCGTATTCTTCGGCAATATTATTAATATATTCCTCAGAGTAAGCATATTGTGGACCTAAATAAATTTCTCTTGCATGTTTTGTATTTATTGCTTCTGGTTCTGATATATGATAGAACAGAAGAGCAACTCCAATAGCAGTACCCCCATCATTTGATACAGGCTCTACATATAACTCAATGCCGTTTTTATTTAGTTCGGTTAAATAAAAGTAGTTTGCAACACAGTTAAGTGCGTACCCTCCGCTTAACACAACTTTTTTCTTACCAGTCATAGCACTAGCAGTAAGTAATATATCTAATACTTCTTGTTGTGTTTGGGTTTGGCAAGCATATGCTAAATCTCTACGATTTTGTAATTGTGTTACATCGTCTACTTGAAAATTAGTAGTTAATTCTTCATAAAGATCAGAATTTATTTGTGCACCGTTTGGATATTGCGGAATCGTTAAGTTTGCATCAGATAAAGAAAATTTCCCGTTTTTGGTAAATAATTTTGGAATTTTATCATTGGGTTTACCATACGGAAATAATCCCATAGTTTTACCAGCTTCAATACCTTGAAAACCACAATACTCTGTAACAGCTTCGTATACTTTAGTAATACCTGCATGACCACTCATTAAGACCGCGTGAGTGCCCTGCTCATTAAGATGTTGACTAGATTCGGCGGGAGTAAAATGTACTGGTACTGGGCTACGAGATCCGTAATGTTTATACACTGTTTTTAATCCAGAAGCATAATCACAGTCAAATATAGATTCTATTTCCCATAAAATAATAGGTTCATTTTTAAAACCAGCCTCTACAGCAGTACCTGCCCCATCTACTACAACGGCTACAGCTTCGTCAAAACCGCTGCGGTAAAATGCTGCTGCTGCATGAATTTTATGATGATGTTGGCTTAAGTCTATTACTTGTGGATGATTATGTAAGTCAACACCCTTACGCTGAATTAAACCTAATTTTCGCGCTAAACCTGTATACACATTGTCGCCTGTATAGTCGACCTTTCCGCAAGTTGCATCAAGGGTTTGTGTATGTGAAATTACAATATAATCTACTTTATCAGTATATTCCTTAACTTTCATCATAGCAGCGTAAGGACCGCCATCATACTTTGTTCTGCTTAGGCGCTCTTCTTCAATTGCAAAAACAATCTTGCCGTCTTTTAGTAAACAAACACCTGCATTATGTCCACGACTAATGCCTAAAATATATCCGGTTTTCAAAGTATTATCCATTATTAGTTAAAGAGTCGATTACATTACCATACTTTTTTTCAAAGTTTGGAGTAATAAGATTAGATTGATTATGTGAACAGCTAGCAGAGTGTACGTGTGGCACTACAGGGCTAACAGTCTGTTTTTCTTTTTTAGGTTTACCTAATTTATTTTGCACACTTTTAATGATCTTATCAAAGGTGTCTTCTGTTAAGATCATACAGTCTTCATTATCTCGTTCGATTCCATGATCGTGAGTAATTCTGATAGGACTATAAGTTCTTTTACCTTTACCGTTATCAATAATAGTAAAGTTTTTGTTATCTGGATAGCAAATATTCTCTGGGAATGTTGATCCAATAACTACAGTAGCTGGTTTTTTAAGTGCATGTGCTAAATGTTGTCCAACACTATCGCAACCTAAAAAGTAGTCTGCTGCATTAATAATTCCTGCCCATTTAATTAAATCTGCATCTTCTGGTACTGCGGCTTGCAGGGCTTTTTCAGTAGGTACTTTAAAAGGTACCATTAAAATAACTGCATAGCTTTTGCTTAATTCTTCTACTAAACGAGTAAAGTCACGTAATTCTAAACTACGCCCACTAGTATCTACTACAAAGTTTCCTTCAAGTTTTATACCACTACCAAAAGGTTGAACAACAATTGCTTTTTCTTTTCCAAATTGGGATTTAACTTGGTTAACTAAATTGTGTCCATATACTTGCTCTGCTTTACCAAGCTCTAAATTGATCGATTTAGTATCGGGTACAGCATCCAAGTTGTTAATAATTTTATCAAAAGCTTGAATTAAGTTAGCTTTTTGATTAAAATAAGCATTGAGCCTGTAAGGTTCAGGACTTTCGATTTCTCTGTCTTTTAATTTTTCTTCAAAAAGACCCTTATGGGCGACATGATATACATTATGTCGAAGCGTTGGACTTAGCAAAAATAGCTCCATCCAAGCTTCGGCAATAATGACTACATCATTATCTACGTTGTTTTTATAATTTTCCAAAGCAGGAATGGCACATAGTACCCTTCCTGCTCCCCCATTAATAGCAAATGCTTTTTTCATAAATAATGTTAAAGTTTTAAAAAATTAGTTGTGTATTATGAACAATTCCAGCTTACACAAACCATGCCCATACCTCCAGCGTCGCCGCAGCTTGAGGTATATCCACCGCAAACCCAGCCACCAAATGCTCCAACAGCAGGTATCTGTTGATAACCGTTTTGAGCAGTGTAATGACAGCCACCGTATCCGTTACACATAGAACCAAATGTACTTAAAGTACAATTACCCCAGCAGCATGTACATTGTTCAAAACCAAATACTGGAGGCGATATATGATAGCCATTTCCAGGAGTACTTAAATCTGCTCCAATTACTAGTCCAGGATATATTGCCGGTAAACCATATGCACAAAATTTACTGCGAGTATTGCAACAAACACAATAAGTGTCACATTTGGAGAAAAAGTGCGGTACAGTAACGTTATCGCCGGCAGTATCCCAGCAAAAATTCCAACCACTGCAACTGCTAGGATTGCATCCATCATTAGTAGGTGGTCCGCATGTACTCATGCTTGCTGAAGGAGCAGAAATACACCAATAATTATAATCTGGCGCAGCACCGACAACAGCTATATTAAAGCATCCGTTTGAGTTACTGCAACTACAAACATAGCTAGTGTCTTGATTATATCCAGGGGTAGTTTGATTAGCGTAACAACAGTAAGCACATCCAGAATATAAACAGAATATTTCTCCAGGTACTACGTTAATAACAGCCGTCATATAACCGCCAGTTGGACCAAACGGAGTACCTCCACAACAGCACTGTCCGCTGTTTCCGCCACCATGACCCCAAACTTGAAATTGAGCTTCTGTTACACCTGCGGGAACTGTCCATGCACAATTAGATTGACAACGATAATACCCACTTGTATCGCAAACTTTAAAACCATTTGCTCTAGGCAAAGTTAGTGGTGTTAAAAATTCTTGCCATTGCTTAACCATATTTGGACACTGGTTTATTGGAGCAGTATAACTGTTTGTTAACCACATATCGTTCTTTTTAGTATAGTTATAAGCTTCTACATCTAAAATAGCGTTTGGATCTACGGTTTTCTTTACAAACGTGCGCAGTAAACTCTGATTTTCAACCAGTGCTGCGTGTAATAAAATATCACTCATATAGTGCTCCTTAAATTGTAGGTAGACTATTAAAAAGTGTTACTAATTGTACAGGTATTTTTGGTACTTCTGTTGTATCGTATGTAACATACTTCCAAGGATAAGCTTTTTCAATTGTACTTAAGTAAGTAGTAAGATTAGTTAAGTAGGTATTTACACGTGCTTGATCTTCAGTAGAAAAGTCATATTGATCAGAGTATTTCCGAACATAGGACATTCTTTGATTAGCAATAGCAGTTAAAGGATTAGCCGTATCTTTTAAAACTTGGACTAAACTAAAAGCATTGCCTATAACTTGGACTAAATAAATATCTTGTAATTTAGGATTAGTTATGCGCTTGTATATACTACTATCGTGATTAGTTTCGTCAACATATGTATAAGTATGCTCATCAGCACTATTAACTAAAATAATTGCTGCTGCTACTTCTGTGTCACTTGCTGTACCTAATACAATCTCTTTCGCCTCTCTGCCTGGAGGCAAATTTGTAGGTTCTTCAGTATAGTACGAAGGAGACACAATATTATTATCAATAACAACCCAGATCCTATCTGGGCCATTATATGTGAACTCGGCTGTTTTGTTTTGGGTAAATCCGCTAACCCATAGTTCATCAGGAACATTTACTGTAATTGTTTTTTGCATAATTTTCCCTTATTAGCACCAACTTACCTTGACCATGCCAGTACGACCCCAGTCTGCATATAGTTCAGTGTTACCACCCATAATGTGAGTATAAGCACCGCCTAGACCTGGGAAGCAAGCACATCCTCCACAAGCACCACGTATTGTAGCTCCACAACAAGTGCCGCTTGAATAACTTAAGCAGCATACACAACTAAGTACTCCGGTTGGCAAAAGCACTGGACTTGTACAAATGCATCCATAAAAATCTGTATTAAAACAGTCTGCATGATACATACTTGGTATTTGATATACTGTACCTGTTAAAGCAGTGCCGTAACCTTTTCTTGCTGTATCAGCAACTCTGGTAATAGGAGCACATGTAGCACAACTATTACTAAAACACATCCAGTTAGCTATACTGCCGGAACAAATGCAAGCTCCAGAAACAGTCATACCCTTGCCTTGGTATCGGCAACACTCGGCTCCACCTTGCAACATAGTCATTTGACGGAATAAGCTTGAACAACCGCCATCTGCACATAAATTTGTTACACCGTATCCAGTAACAAAACTTTTGCACCCACTAACATCGCAACATTGTGTACAATAATTTTGATAACAGTGAGCGCATCCACCACATAAAGTATACTGACAGCCTGGAACTGCGTTAATTACAACTGAAGCATATGCTCCATTTGCCCCCCAGCCAGAGCCCCCACAACAAAGTCCTGCTCCTGTACCTGCTCCTGCACCCCATAACTGAAATCGAACTTTTGTAGCGCCTGCTGGAACAGTCCATAAACAACAATTACCGCAACGAAAATATCCGCTGGCATTATCGTATACACATACAGAACCCGATTCAGTGGGCAATGAAACAACTGCACTTGACCATAACGTAAAACAATCTGGGTTAGAAAGGACGCCCTGTCGGCCGCCCTTTGGTTCTCCCACAGCTTCTTTTAACGCTTGATTACTAGCAGCTATTGCATTATATAATAAAATATCTGACATTTAATTATCCTTTATACAATAGTAATAGTGCTAATTTTTCCACTATCGCTATAAGTTATAGTAGCTACTTTTATAGTAGTGCCTTTGTATGTTTGTCTAAACTTTGTAATTACATAGTGTGGTACAACCATACCTGTTTTTTCCCAAACAATTTGGTCAAAGACACTATCACCGTCAGTAAATTTAGTTACGCGACCAGCACTATCATAAGTATCAGTACCATTAACAGAATAAACTGTTGCATCTAGGCTATTAGTTAAATCTACATATGCTCTAAGAGCTATTTCTTTTTGATCCGTATAAGTTTTAACAGCATACTCTGTTGGAACAGCAGTATTTGAGTTACCACTCATTGTAGGATCGCTTGAGAACTCGTTAATAGTTTCACCTAATTGAGCACCAATACTACCCAGTTTCAAGCTAGTCAAACCTGCCAAGTCAAACGCGTTAGCGTTCAGTGTAGCACGTCCAGTTGCTTGGTCAATACGGAAGTACTCACCTACTCGAAAGTTACCGTCTTGGTCAGTTGATACATAGAATACACGACCTGGAAAAACTTCGTTTGTTTCATTGCCTTGTGAAGCTGCCTGTGTAGGTTCTCCAGGGTAATTAGTAGTAGTAACACCGCCTGTACCAATTGACAAGAAGTCGTGACCAGTTAAGCGAATCTGTGAATATTTGCTACGGAGTGTAACTCCTGTACCGCTAGGTGAGCCGCTTGGTTTTTCCTGCGCTAACACTACAGTCATTATACTAGTAGTATTTACATAAGTTCCCGTTACGCTCTGTATCACATAAGCATATTGATCACCGGTGATTTGAATACTTTGTCCTGGTTTAGGTGCTGCTGTTAAACCTGTTAACACTAACACAAAACCTTTTTGTTGCTCTTTAGCACCTGCACTAACTGTACCAGTACCGCCGCCTGAAAAAGTAAATACATCGCCTAAAGTAAAAGTACCTGTTGTATTACGTACATACACTTTATTTGCACTGTATTGTACGTTTGTTACAATACCTGTTGCTCCTGAAGTAGTTGTAAACGTATTACCTTCGTTAATAGTACCGCCCTGATAAACAAAGTTTACTTGTTCGCCTAATAGTGTTCCAGTTACTGCAGCTTCTGATGCTCCGAATCCTTGTGCTACCGCACCCCAGGTTCCGTAACTGTTGTTGCCGTTTAGTGCACGAATAAATCCACCACCAGTAGCTATATAACCAAAATAATTGTAATAAGTAAAACAGCTTACAATCTCTGATTTGCCTTCATCTTTAACCCAATAACCAACACCATTATCATTAATAATAGTATAGCCGTGGAAAATCATAGTTTTAGCACCAGTTGCATGAACTGTACCATCAATCAGTGCACCAATAGCACCCTGACCAATAAATGAACATTCCAAAACATAAGGCGACTTAGTAGTGATTGGAGATGTTGGATTAAATCCTATAACTACGCCTTTAATTGTCGAAGTTGTAATATCGCTAGGGGTTGTACCTGGGACCCAGCCAGTCATACCTTTAAAAGTCATTTTGTTCAAGATTGAGCCATTGCTCATTCTAAACATTGTTGACTGACTATTAGGAGTTACTCCGTCGTCACTATTACCAGTTTTTGCATGAACATTAACCGTACGCTGATTATCACCAACAATAGCTACGTTTGCAGGAACTGTAATAGGCAGTTGTTCGTTGTACGTACCACTTTTAACAAAGATTGTAGAGCCTTCTTCAGCACGTTGACAAGCATATTTAATACTTGCAAATGGTGTTGACATATTACTACCACTTGTTGGTTGATCTACGCCGTGCGGTGCTACATAGTAAACATTTGCTGATTCAGTAGCTCCTAACCAAGACGCAGCATTTCCACTAGCACTAATACTTAAAGATCTGCCTACTTTATTACCATCTGCATTAAGCGGTGCTGAATTATAGTCATTGTTTAAAAGATCATAATATAAAACATCGCCAAGATTAGTTCCTGGAATAGTAACTAATTGACCAGAATTATCAATAACTGAAACACCTAAGAACTTATAGTTTGCAAAAGGCATTCCGTAATCTTGTAATTCTTTTACTTCTTTTTTAGCATACTGGAAAGCTTCACGAACGGTATTAAATAAATACGCACTAGGAACTTTTACAACGCGATCAACACTAGACACTGCTACAAAGTATGTATTTGTGTACTTACCTGCAGGAATATTGTTTAAATCGTATCCAGTACCGACGTTAACATAACCATTATATTGCGGAACGGGTGTTAGTGTTGTTGTTGCTGCAAAGCCTGTTGCTCCGCCTGTGTCAGTTGCAACAATATTTGCATAACTATAATGACGTCCACCATTAACAACTGTAACGCCTAAAATACCGCTAGGTGTAGCTGCTACTGTAAAGTTAGCGCCAGTTCCTGAGGTGCTACTATTAACTTGTACTGTTGCGTACGTATAGTTAGTACCAGGATTTGTTAGTGTAATACTATTGATAGTATTACCTTGAGCACGAGTTACTGAAATAGCTCCGCCAGTACTGTACTGATTACCTGTAACGGTAACTGTTGGATCGCTAGTATAATTTTTACCAGGATTTGTTAAAGTAACTGACTGAATAGGATAACCGCTCAGAATAGGATTAACAGTAGCACCTGTGCCACCACCGCCACTAATTGTCATAGTAGCAAAAGTATATCCATGACCGCCATTAGTAATTACAATATCCGTAACGCCGCCAGCAGTAATTTGAGCTGTAGCTGTTGCTTCGTGACCATCACCATTAATAGTTACAGTAGGATTGCTTGTATATCCGCTACCTACGTTGGTAATTTCGTAAGCTTGGATAAAGTTCTTCTGAGTATGTACAGTTGCTGTAGCACCTGTACCGTTTCCAACAATATTTACTGTTGCATAGGTGTATCCATTACCAGGTGAAGTCAGGTTAATGTCAGTTACTGCACCAGCAACTATTGTTACTGTAGCAGTAGCTCCTGCACCATCACCAGTAATTGTTGCAGCAGCACTTGTATAGCCTGAACCTAGGCTATCCATGTGAACAGTTGCAATTGGAGTACCTAAATTAAGCGCAACTGAAAGTGTGGCGCCTGTACCGCCACCACCTACAACTGTTGCTGTTGGGGCAGCTGTATAACGACTACCAAAGTTTGTAACGGCTGCTGAAGCAATATTTTTACCTGCTGGGACAACAATACTTGCAGTACCGCCAGTACCATCACCGTTTAAAGTAACTGTTGAGTCGTTAGCGTAGTTAAATCCACCATTATTAAGTGTAATGGTTTGTAATGGAGCTCCTGCCAAAATTGGAGTAACTACAGCACCTTCACCATCACCCTGTACCGATAAAGTTGTAGACAAGCCGCTATAGCCGCTACCTTGTGTAGTAACTGTAACACCCCCTAATACACCTAATTTATAACTTAATAAATTGTCGTTATTATCAGCAAGCTTCCAGTCATTACCATCACGAACCAAGAATTTGTTGTTTGTCTTAACAGGGCTTGTGATTAACAAATCTGCATCACGTAATTCGCCTGCTTTGGTATTTGTATAAGTACCAGTACCAACTGTACCAGGAGTTACACCATGACCGCTTACAAGTTTGATACCTTCTGCACGTTTAATGTAAACTAAAGAAGCTCCATCAATAGAAATGCCGTGACGTTGATCTTCAACAGAAATACTACGATTGTTACGGCTAGTTCCGCGAACAGCAGCAACACTTGCTGTTGTTGTTAAGATTTGGTCACTGCGTGTAGTTGAGTTTGTTAGTGTACCACCACTAAAGTAGAAATAGTTGTAACCATTAATACTTGCTAATGTGCTAGATATTAAACCAGTTTTTTCGTAACGTACACCGCTAACGTAGTAAACGAACTTTGTTTGTCCAGCCACTGGATAAATTGCCAAAGTTTTTGCAACAGCTGCCGTCTGATAGGCTGTACCAGTAGCAAACTGACTATTTTCACGAACAGTAACATTACCGTCTTTGTCAATAGAGTAAACTCGTGTACCATTATCACTGAATTCTACAACACCACGAGTATTGGGATGTTGGTTATCAAAACCAGTAGGATCATCAGTTGTATTTGTAACTGTAGTACCACTGATAACATCTAATACACCATCAATTGTTACATTGTTGTTGATACTGGTTGTACCAGTTGCAGCACCGATTTCAACTGCTGTAGCAGCTCCAGCAATATTTACTGTAGTAGCTGTTGTATTTACAACATTGAAAGTTGCTTGGTTGGTAGTAAGATCACCACCCTTGATCTGTACGTCACCATCAACTGTTAAGTTATTTTTAACAGTGGTTGTACCAGTTGCAGCACCAACATTAACTGCAGTAGCAGCTCCAGCTAAATTAACTGTTGTAGCTGTTGTGTTTGCTAAGTTAAAAGTGGATCCAGTAACTGTTAAGTCACCGCCATCAATGTTCAGATCAGCATCAACATCTAAATTACCTGCAACACGAGTATTACCAAGTGTAGAAGTACCGTCAGTTGTAAGAGTAGAACCGTTTGTAAGATTTAAGCTACCACCACTGATATTAACAGTAGCGCCGCCTGTTGCAGTATAGCTTGCAGCTGCACCGCTGGCAACTAGAGGACCTAAAATAGTTCCGCCTGATGTTGCATTAATAAATCTGTCTACGTATGATTTTGTAGCTGCGTGCAGTGGGTCTGTAGGAACTGCAAACAAGGTAAGCATACCAAGCATCGCATCGCCGTCTTTAGACAAGAATCCTTCAGCACCAGTAGCAAAGCTACTCCAGTTTGCGTTTGAACCACCAGCTGGGTTGCTACCACCAATAGTGTCTACGTTAGCGATAAACGAACTGGCACCAGCCTTAACAACGTCATCTTTGTAGTATTGAGTTGTACTAACCCATGTACCCATCCAACGAATACCTGAGTTAAACTTCTGCCATTTGTTGGCAGTTAAATCAGTATTGAAATCTGTGGAAGCGTGAGGTAAAATAGAAATGTAGGTATTACCACCATAAGTCACAACTTCATCAGTTGCGTACTGTGTACTAGTAGCCCATGTACCGCGCAGTTTAAATCCTGCAACAACCTTGTCCCAAGTAGCTGTAACTGTTGGGTTAACGTTTTGGTTGTCGGCTTTAGAACGATATAATGAACCACCGTAACCAACGATTTCGTTGATCTTATAAGCAGTACCACTAGACCATACGCCTTGGTAAGAGAAGCCTGAACTATATACTTGCCACTTAGTAGCATCAGTAGGTAAGTTACCTGTTGTTACACCTAGTGCAATATAAACATTGCCGCCGTAGCTAACAATATCGCCCTGGAAGTATCCAGTAGCATTTACGTAAGTGCCTTTGTAGCTGTTACCAGCAGTTAACAATTCCCAGTTAGCTGCAACTGTAGGCAGTGTGTTGGATTGTGTTAACTTTGAACGATAAATGTTGTTACCATAAACAACGATATCGTTTACATAATATTCCGTTACAGCGCTGTAGTTGCCAGTAAACTTAATACCACCAACGTACAATTCCCAGAAACCTGTGTTGCTCGGAGCATTGCCAGTAGTCTCTACTTTAGCACGATAAATGTTAGCGCCGTAAGCAACTAAGTCATTAGGTACATAAGCTGTAGCTTCGTTGTAAACACTGCGAGGGCTAACACCTTCTACAAATCTGTCCCAGTATGCGGTAACTGTTGGTAAGTTGTTTGTGCCGTCTTGTTTTGCAACATAGATAGAACCACCATACTTAACAACGTCATTCTTCTGGTAAGAAGTTGTAGGAGAGTAAGTACCTTCGTACTGAATACCATCCAAGAAACGTGACCAGTAGGTTGCGTTAGGAGGAGTAATGTTTACAGAATCTTTAACAGCAACATACACAACGCCACCGTGTGCAACACCGTCACCAACTTTGTAGTTTCCGCTTGTGCTAAATGTGCCCAAGAAGTTGAAACCTTCTACCATCAAAGCCCAATAAGCAGTATCAGTAGGTAAGATTCCTGATGTTTTTAATGCGTATGTATACACATATACGTTACCACCGTACTTAACGATATCGTTAGATTCGTATGTAGTGGCATTGCTCCACTGACCAGCGAAGTGGAAGCGTAATTTTCCTAGATCAATAAGTTGACTCATATTATATTAGCCTCATAAGTAAGTGTCCTTTGTTACCCCACTCAAATTGAATAGTATCTTTTGACCAAACCCATTGTTTATAGTCATACTTATCAATTGTACCATCTTGTGGCAATGAGACTGGAGTGTCCCCGTCTAAAATTTCAATGTTTAGATTGCCTGTGTCGGGGTCTAGACGGAACCCGTATAACACTTTGTCGGCTAAATCTGTGCCTTCGTAAAACCCACCCATTATGAGACTCCTTGTAATATCGAGAAGACTGCATCAATGCTAGAATCTACTTTAGCAGAGATAACTAGTTTATCACCTGCGGCAAGTACTAGTTTATTTCCTTTTGATATTTCATAAGGATCACCCGCATCTATGCGCTTATCTTTATGAATGTATGTGTCTTCTATGCCTCTGCGAATTTTTAATGTAAAAGGAATAGTAGTGCTCTTTAGATTAGAAATACTACCACCAATTAATATTGATTTTTCTGGTGCTGTAAAAGTAACTACTTCGGTAGTTCCAACGGCACGTGATATTGCGTTTACAAATACTGTTGCCATATGTTACCCCAATGCAATTGCCATAATAATAGCTTTTTCTGTTGCTATTTGTTCCGTAAGAGCAGTGCTTCCACCGCCACCGCCACTAGATAGTGATGCTATGTTGCCTTGATCGTTCTTATAATAAAGAATACCATCTGCAGTATTTAAAGCTAGCTCACCATCTTCTAGATCTGCTGTAGTAGGAACTTTTCCAGTTACAGCACTTCTTTTAAGTTGTATTTTAAGTGTTGGATCAACGGACAGTACAATTCTTGTACCGCCGCCAATAGTTGTGATGCCTGCAGGATAGCTAGTACCTGGATTAGTTACTGTTATAACACTATTACTAATACTGATTCGGCCATCACCATTTCCACCATTTACAACTATATCAGACTGTCCATTATATGGCGCAAGTGTGTCATACTGTACAGCTGAAATAATAGGTCCACTAAGTGTTGGCATAACAGTTCCTTTTAGTATTAATAGCTTCCGCCATCAACTTGTACTAGCTCTACTAAACCATCAGTTACTGTGAACTGAGTATTTAAAAACTTTGACAAACCTTTGATTAGCGTTGTAGCAGTTGGAATAACTGTTTGCGAAACTGCAGTTACTAAACCTTTAGCATTAACTGTTAAGGTTGGTACTGTTACGGAGTCACCAAAGGTGCCAACATTTGAATTAACTGTTGCTAGGGTAAGTGCTGCCGAAACTGCTGCGCTTCCATCAACTGCTGTTAATGTAGCAGTTGCATCGCCTGTTAAACTCAAGTTACGAGCCGTTTTCCACTTGGTAGCTGTTGAAGCATTACCAACTAACTCAGCATAAA